CCTTTGCGAGTGTTTTCAAGGATCACACCCATTGTTGATCGGCGGTTGCCTTTTAAGCCTTCTAACAGAGCTTCTTTGGTTTCGCCCCAACGACTTTCTAAGAGTACTTTTGACATTGTTATTTCTCCTAATCTATGTCTAGTTTAATTAAAGCCCTGCCAGACGTTTTAGATCAATTACGTTGCTTCTTGCATCGTAATCTTCTTCAACATACTGTTCTTTCTTGGCAGATTTATTACCATCTACTACAGTTGAAACAGATTCAGTAAGCGAACTCTTGCGAGCCTTCTCACTACCCTCGTTCAATACTGCTGGTAAGTACTTGTCAAATGCGTTCTTCAGTTTATCTGATTGAACACTTTCTAAAAGAGATCGCATTACTTGAGCCTTTTCTTTGTTCAAAGAAGCAGTTAATTTAACTAATTCTTTTTCACGCTGAGTAGATTCTTTAATAATGTTGACCTCACGTTCTTTTGATTCAATAATTTGATTTGCTTTCGCAAGTTTAACCATTGATTCTGCTAGTTCTTGTTCTTTGTCATTCAATACTTTGACAATCTTACGAGTCTCAGCCTTATCATTTAGATAAGTTGTGCTGAATTCTCCTGCGAATGTTTCAAATATCTTACGACCGAAGTTATTCTCCCTAGCGGTTTTAATATCTTCTTTAAGTTGTGATAGTTCACTTTTAAGATGCGTTGCGATTGTAGCACCAACTCTCTTAGAACTCTCAGCAATAAACTTGCTTTTGAGTGCTGTGAGTTGTTTGCGACCTTCTGCAACTAACTTAACACGTTGTTCAACCACTGCTTGTCTATCCTGAGCAAATTCTTTGATCTCTTTAGCCAATGCATGAACGATAAATTTTTGAAGTTTATCTTGGTTTTCTAGTTGAACCTTACGATCAGTACGCAATTCTCTAATTTCTTCTGCTAACTTAGTTACCATGAAGTTATTAAATTTTGTTGCACTTTCTTTAAGTTTCAATTTCGCTTTAACGCGGTCTTCGTTAATAGCTGTCTTCTCTTCGTGGAATTCTTTAATTTCCTCTGAAAGAGATTCAGTTACCATCTTGTCAAGGGCTTCTACCATAACACTACGGTCATGTTCATATCGTTGTGCAAATTCATTTCTGAGTTCGCCGCGGACTTGATCTTTAGCCTCCATTAACTTAGTGTCAAAAGCGGTTTTTAATTCGCCTGCAACATCTTCGTTAATAAGACCTGAATCAATTAATGGTTTAATAGCATCTAACATGCTTGTTCCCCTCTATTTAGATTTTTAAGTCTTTGATCAGACGATTAATTTCGTCCTTCAAATAACGTTCTACTTTCTTGTTGCCTCGTGCTTCTCGTGCTACTTCTAAAACTTTATGTCCGTGCTTCATATTCATGAGGCCCTCGTATATCGCTTTAGGATAAGCATTTGGTGCACTTGGTTGAGCAACAATGTCTACTGTGATTATTTCAAAATCACTTACACGGCCATCCATATCGTTAACGTTGCCGCTACCTCTACTAGATACACCGAGTTTCACCCCTGACTCTAACATGGTCTGAACTAACTGACCCATTGGAGTTGGTAAAATCTTTAATTTGCCGTAGCCATTCGGCCCGTCCATCCACATCTTAGTGATCATGTGTGACACACGATCTAAGTTGATTTTTAAATCATCTGGATGATCAACTTCACCTAATACAGAATTACCTTCTTGTATTTGTGTGTTGAGTGTTTCTACGGCGCTCTCTATTTCATTAATGGGGTAAACTCGCTCATTTGCGTTTTTAACTCCACCCTGAATAAAGATGCCCTTCATAAAAAGGGTCTTTAAATCTGTATCACCTTCCTTAACGGATTCGACCATGATTTCGGCACGGTCGAACGATAAGTGTTCTTTAAGATACAAAGCCATTTATATCAATCCTAGTCTATTACAGATTTAGTATTTACGCCTGAAGCCTGTGCTGTGACTGGCTTAGGAGCGGCACTTAATGGTTTAGCATTTTTGCCTGGCTGATTCTGGAAGCTAGAAGCGCCATCAACGTCTTTCGCAGTTGGAGCTGGTCGTCCTGACTCGTCACCTTTGTCAAAGTCTACTGGATGTGCATCCATTCCTTTTTGACCTGAGTTAGCATCTACTGGACTTCTAGTTTGTTCACCGTTATCGCCCATTTTAGCTGTAATTTTTTGAAGTGTAATTGCTTCAGCAACTAGTTCTTCATCGTCAACATTTACGTCAACGTCTACTTCTTGGTCGTCAATGTCGCCTTCAATGTCAGCACCCATATCGCCCATTTCATCTTCTAAATCATCTTCTTTACCCATGATTTCTTCAAATTCTGCAATTAAGTCATCAAGTTTGTCTTCGATTCTGATAACAGCATCTTCTACTTCGTCACCAGCTTCGTTTTCGTCGGCGCCATCAATATCAAAGATTTCTTCAGAATCGATATCAATTTGTTCGTCTTCTTCTTCAGATATGCCGGATTCTTCAGCGGTGATTTCGTCAGCTAGGTCGCCAACTTGTCCGCCCATACCTTCTTCAAGGTCATCATCCATCATTTCTTCTGCCATGATTGTTTCGTAAATTTCTCTGGACTTTTCTACAACGATGTCGTGGAAAAGGTCTTTTGCTTGTTCTTCATTCTCATTAATAATGAGGTCGATCAGTTTGTCGAATTTTTTGCTTTCCATTAGTTTCTCCTGCTGTTTATAAATGGCTTTATGTGAAGATATTTAGTGTGTAGTTCCCGAAAGGGCTATTTAAGTGCTACTTTTTTGCGTTTTTGTGATTTTTAGGCAAATATACTATAAAACCATTGCCTTTTGAAGTGGTTTTTAAAGTGAAGGACCGGCGCCTTCTTCGTCTTTGGCACCGTATTGTTTTCTGATTTTTATCAAGTGTTTAGCCTTTTCATAATTTCTTACGTCAAGCATTTTACGCAGTTTTCTAATTTGACTTAAAGTTAGTTTAGTTTTTCTTGAGGTTCTCCATACAGGCTTAGAGTTGTCATCTCCAACTTCTTGGTAACCATCTACTGCGGCGTCAAACATTTCAAATAGTTTCATAAGAGTATTTAGTCAAAAAAGTTTTTTGTATCTAAGAAAGGCTTTAGTATATCGTTAAAGTATACTTGATGTCCTTCTGCGTTAGGATGAACGTCATGCTCTGATACTGTTAGGCCTAATGGTTTTACATATTCATGTATTGCTGGAAAAACTCGATTGTCATTGTCTAGTTGTCGATAAAGGTAGTTAATAATCTCATGGTCTTTGTTAGCATCAATGTCTTTATATGTGTGATCCATATAGTATTGTTGATAGAATGTAATGCCTTGTGCTTTACATAGATTTTGTAGCATGATCATGTTTTCTAATGCTACATGTAATGAATTTATATTATGTTTATCATAGCCTCTGTCAGTGACAGGTTCAGTGAGCATTATATAATCATTAATAAATTTTGGTTCTCTGTGATTCCATGCAGAGTGATACCATCCACCATTTGGATTATAGTTTACATGGTAGTGACCGTTTTCATTATCAAACTCTAAGATTTCGGCGCCTTCTTTACTATTTTTAAGGTTACAAAATTGTACATGCCAACAATCTCCTCCGCTTGTACCCCAATGTTCTTTGATATCGTTAATATAATCTTTGTTAGTTATGTACCAAGTCTTACGATCATTGCCGCTCCATGAAACAAGCACAGCAATTTCATCAGGGGCAAAGCCTTCATCTAAGGCATCCATGATAGCATTTGTAGTTTTCTTTTGAATGAGTTCTTGGCCTTGATGACCCATGCCTCTATGATCAAACGTCACATTAGCATCAATCTCTTTAGTGTAGTTTTCTAGTACATGTGGCCAAGTCCATGGAGTATACTTGTCTCCGAAACTACAACCTGAGGTAATAATTCGTTTTACTTGCATTAATTAGACAGGGCCAACTTCGCCAGCACCTTCGACAGAGCCTGCGGCTGTAGATGCTGATCCGCCTACTGGACCTGCAACATCTAAATCACCAAAATCATCTAACTCTTCAGAATCTTCAATTTCATCATTTGTTTCCAAGTCAGCATCAAAGTCACCTGTAGAAACACCAACATTTCTGAGATCAGAACCTGCTGGTTCTAAGTCACTATCTTCTGTATTCTCTTCAGCCCAAAGTTTTTCGTTTTTAACGATTTCTTCTTCTGTAAGTCCTAAAAATCTTTCTAATGCGAAACGTTTAGAAATATAAGGGAATGCTTCCATTCCGCTAAATGTATTAACTCGTGCTGTGTCTAATTCACTTTGTCTATACGCGGCAAAGTTTTGAGGTGGATTGAATTCTAAATCAAATAACTGTGTATCAATATTAAAACCTCTCCAACGCAAGAACAATTTGAATTCTTCATCAAGTGCGTGACAGATATAGTTCTGTAGTCTTTCACAATACTGATTGAATCTGAACTCTTGTATCATTGCTGTACCAACACGTCCGTCATTCAGAGGTGTTGTGTTATCGTCTGGTCCAGTTGGTAAGTATGAACTTGGCACACGCAAACCACGTGCTAGTCTGTTATTAAAGTATTTAAGATCGTCAATCTCGCCTAAGTTCTGACCACCTGGTAGAACTTCAACTGATGATCCTCTGCCTTCTGCTGTAACTCGGATGAAGTAATCTTCGTTCATTGAAAGTAGATTATATGTAGCGTCTA